AGTATTTCTGAAATGGTTTCTATAAAATCTTCAATGGTCTTAATGATATCTTCTATTTCTTTCTTGACATCCTCTGCAATCTCTTCTCCCATTTCAACAATTGCAACTCTCAACTTACTTGGTACTTGAGCAATCTTGTTGATTGCATTCGTTAAGTCTTCCTTAGTTGGTAAGGAAAAGATGTCATCGTTTGGACATGCAAATGCAGTGGGAATTTGAACTGTAAAAGCCATTATGAATTTAGACTAATGTTGTTTGCATAAAGTTTGATATCAGGAGAAGTTACTGTTAAGGTTTTTGTAGATGTGATATCAGTTTGCCCACTTACTGAAATCTTTGCATCACCACCGACTGTAACATTAACCTTACCACCAATCCAAACTTCATCGTCTTTACACACTACAGTGTAATTGTCGTTTACAATTCTAGTTACCTGACTTCCATCAGGATGTATTTCATGGAATGTGCCTGAACGATGTTCTACTGCAATTCTTTCTACACCTAGTGTATCATCAATCTCAATTACATGACCTGATTCTGTTTGAGTTACTTTATTATACGGGTAAACTGGTTTTGCTTTTGACTTAATACCATTTGCATCTGAAGTGTCACGCCCAGCATAATCACCTTCACCTCTTGCAAAACTTGACAAGTCTGAGTCATCCGTGTATAATGGGTAGTAAGGTAAATCATCAGCAGTGATAGTAGGGTTTGTAATTTTAGAACCAGTTCCATCATAGTTGATTTCTTTAGACTCTGGCCCAATCGGTGCAGAGTCTAATCCAGTCGTTAAACCATGACCTCTTGTAGGGGAATGTGTTGGGTTGACACCATCGGGTGTTCCATCGTATGCAACTGTTAACATTCTAGGGTCATTAAATCCCTTTGTAATACTTCTCTTTACATCTGCATCCTTTCCTTCTTGTCCTTTATAACCTGACTGTGGAATACCAGCAGACACACCAACAACTACTGGTTGGTTGCATTTTTCTCCGTCTCTGAAGAATCCCCATACCGAACTCCCTTCCACAAGTCCGTGTTGTGTTCCAAAACCTGATAACCCTGCAGAGGTAGTCGGTAGTAACACTTGGGCCCATGGAAGGTCGGGTGTAGCAATTAAGTCTTTTCTATCAGTGTGTATACCATGACAACGAACTCTGACTCTACCAATCTTAAGGGGGTCTTGTCTGTCTTCTATTATACCATAAAATATTTTCATTATACTTCTCTCGGGTCGGACGAACTTGACATAGGGTCAGCATCGTCTACTTTCATTGTGTAACTCTCTTTAACACATTCTAAATAACATACACCATTGTTTCCTAATGGGTCAAAGTTTATAGCTTGGTCAATAATCAAATATCGATTATCATTCAGTTTATCTTTTGTATCCGTATTACCATGTTGGGATTCGGGTTCGGGAATGAGTAATTTTATAACTTGACCAACTGTCAAATCTGTTCTTAAAGGTATAGTTATTCTAATACGGTGTTGTTGTAATATCTCCAATAGTGCCTTTCTTTCTAACGGGGCATTATCTGATATATGATTTCCAAAGAACACATCATGTAATTTGACATCATTTGCATCATCAAATGAATGATTAGGAGTGTAACCATATTCTACTACACTTTGGAAGTTTTGGTTTATAGCAAGGTTTGCATCTACCTCTCCACTGGCGGGTGATACCATCGGGTCTGACATGACATCGGGTTTAAGTGTAACTTCCATTTCTTCTGTTCTGACTAGAGGGAATCCCTTTTCACCTGAAACATGATTACCTTTCTTATACGATTCTTCCACATCAAAAGTGTAAGTAGTGTCTTGCTTTTTAACTGCATCATATACACTCATAGATGATGCATATGCACCACCCACCATTCCAGCAAGTGTATCAAACACTTGTGGTTTCTCAACATGTGTTATCTGTGTGTTAAGTCCTGAAGGCGCATTGATGTTGATATCATCTGTTGGTGCAGTATTTCTAGGTGCATATGAAAACTCTAATGGGTATTCTTGTGACATCATTGTGTTTATATCAGTGAAATGAAATCCACCATTCAATGTTTGGAAAAGGAACATACCATTCTTATAAGATGTTTTATCTGGGCCTGTACTTCCTTCTGTTGTGAAGTAGTCCATCAATCTTCCTACTGACCAATTTGGTGAAACGAACTGCATGTTTTCGGGTAGAGTTTTAGACCATTGAACTATGTCTGTATTCTGTATGTTCATTCCAGTTACAGGAGTAACTATCTTTAATAGCATATCTGAATATGAACCTCTAAGAACTTGACTCACTCTTGTAGTTCTTGCAGTCATCATTCTTGGGTCACATAGTTTTAATTGATATGCTAAAATCTGTTGGCCTGGTCTTTGTACATTTGCAACTTTATAGATTCTAAAAGTACAGTCAACAGAATCATCATCTACTGTATAGTCCTTATCTCCAAACTTACTACGAATGAATATTCGCATTGTCTCTTGTCCAGTGAATCTGTAATTCTTAAGTAGGTTAAGTCCATCTAAAATAGAGACATCTCCAGTAATGAATTTACTATAGATAGATTCGTATAGTCTACAATTAACTGCAATCTTGGATATGTCCACTGACTCTCCATACTGATTGACAATTGTCATTGACTCTATCTTGAGTTCACCTGCCTGATAATTAGCCATTCGACATCACACTTTCAAATTCTGAAACTACTCTTTTAATTTTACTTGGTTTAATAATTTTGATTTTTCTCTTCTTCTCATTCTCATCCATCTCTACTCTGTGAAATGGAATTTCAGTCCAACCACTTCCACCGAAGTTTCGTTTTACTTTATCTGCATTCTCAAAATGATGAGCTGCATCTCTATGTTCTGAGAAGGACGCAATAGTAAATGACTTACCACTAGCATTGGTTATAGTTTCACCACTTCCAAATGTGTCACCAAGTGTTACTATTCGATTATGTGTTGGTTGTACATGTAACACTGTTGCAGTCTTACTTAGGTTAGATGTCACTACTTCACCGATAAGAAACTTACCTGTTCCTGATACGATGTCTGAGGATGCAGCTGCATTTAAAACCTGACCTTGATACTTCTCATCAAAATATTTCTCTAGGGTTTCGTTATCCATGAACCAGTCATAGTAATTTGTAAAGTCGTTGACTAGGAAGAATGTCCAATGCAAATCACCATCACCATAAAGTTTAGATGCAACCACATCGGGTCTCTCTCCATCTAGTAGTTCATAGTATGAATACTCTACAAGGTCATTAACAGCATCTTGTTCCACTGAAGACTTCCTGAAGAAATCTTTAATTGTTATTATCTTTCCAGTGTTTAGAGTATACTGTATCTCGGGAAAGTTCTTAAAAAATTGATTAGCCATTCAATGGTGCCTCCTTTAAACTTGGAGTTCCACCACCAATGTCTTGACCAAGTGGAGAAATCTGTTGATATGTTTCTTGTGTAAGTGCTTTGATTTCTATAAACGATAGACTCATCTTTGTTGATATTGGTTGACCACCAGTGAAGACTGCAACCTTTCCACCATTGAAATGGTCGACATCACACTTAGTACACATCATAGGTAAGAACCCTTCTACCACATCTCCAATAGGCCCTTCCCATTCAACATCAAATATATTTGGATAGTTAAAATAGTTTTCTATAGAACTGTCTTGGTCTGAACCAAAAGTATCGGGTAACATTGCAGTTCTAAAAGAGTATATTATTCTGTTGACAATCTCTGCTTCTTCAACAGACTTAGGCCAGAAGACATATTCAAAATCAAAAGAACGCATTGGAACTCCATCCAACATTTGTTCTTCCATAGGGTTAACTGCTTGACCTTGTGAAAAGTTTACAAGACCACCTGTCGCACCATTCAACATACTTTGCATTGCAGATTGTATCATAGAAGATAATGCGTCAAATCCCTGAGACATCATGTCACCTCGGTCTGCATTTAATGTTTGCATGACTCCTCTCGCTGCAACGCCAACACCTTCGTTCTTATATGAAACTGTATTACTAGAAGTATGTCCATCGGGTACATACAACATAATCTCTACATTCTTATCTGCAAATATACTTCTTGCATTCTCACCTTCTCTCTGTTGTCTTTCTCTAGTTGTAAACACAAGATAGTTATCTAGTTTATCGTGGATAGGATAGATGTATTCTACGTCACGACTACAAGGAGTTGACTTATACAGGGATTTACCAATACCACTAGCATCTAGACTTGCCTCAAGTCTACCTCGTCTCTCCTTAAGAGTGTTCCGTGCTTTCTCTGCTTGTTCACCTAGTTTGTCTACTTGAGACGTGTATCCAAGACTTTTAAGTTTACTTGAAATACCTTTTAGTGAATTTATAGCAGATTTTGCCTTGTTGATTTTACCAAGAATTTTATTGATTGTTCCCATGTATATAAATACCTATAATACTTGTTGTTAAGAGTTTCTATTATTTATGCAATCTAAAACACATACTGGTAGATTCAGACCAAAGAACTTCAAAAAATATAAGGGTGACTCCACAAAAGTCTATTATAGAAGTAGTTGGGAAAGAAGATTTATGGTCTTTTGTGATGAATCTCCAAATATCGTACAGTGGTCATCCGAAGAATTGGTGATTCCATATCGTTCGCCTGTGGATAGAAAGGTGCATCGTTACTTCCCCGACTTCTTTATTAAGAAGGTAACAAGAGATGGTACGATTGTGTGTGAGGTGATTGAAGTGAAACCTAAACGACAACTCTCTCCACCTAAGAAACCACAACGTCAAACTAAGAGATATCTAAATGAGGTTGTTACTTATGCAATCAATCAAGAAAAGTTTAGAGCTGCAGAAGAGTATTGTAAAGATAGGAAATTCAACTTCCGTATTCTAACGGAAGACCATCTTACTTAAACTGCAATTGCGTTAAGACCTACTGCAGTCCTGTCTGTATCCCTTGGTGAACCTGAATTATTATGTACTTGAGTATTACTTACAGTTGTAGGTGATGATGACGTATTCACGACATTGACTTGGTTACCCTGTTTCTCACCTTGTTTAACTTCGGTTGTAGCAGTTGCTATACCTTCACCCGTCATGGCGTTTGCAGCTTTAGCATTCTCAAGTGATAACGGTTTGCCATCTTTAGGAACTTCATCTAATTTGAAATTCTCAATAACAGTGGCTTTTCTTTCATCTAGTTCATCTTTTCTTTCAGCAAATTCTACTGCTTCTGCATCTCGTTCTATTGCAATAGCAGCTTTCTCTTCGTCCAATCCAGCAGCCATTCCTTTTGCACCGATATCCACTTCATCGATTTGGAATCTTTCAGGTAAGAATGAATTGATTCCTTGAATTGCAAAATTAATTCCATTTTCAATACCAGTCAATACTGCAGAGAATAGTGACTTGATACTCATCCATATATCTTGGAATACGTTACCGATAAAGTTTACTGCTTTGTCTTTCCATAGTATTAACCCATCGATTGCAATGGAGAATCCTTCTTGGATTAGACCCCACTTGAACATTATCATTTCTTTGTTTTCTTCAAACTTCTTAGCAAGATACATTATACCAAAGATAAGACCTGCGATTGCAAGACCAATTAATATTGCAGGTGCTAACATAACTATTCCTGAAATTAAAACACTGGCTGCAGTTGCTAACATTCCAGCAACTAATGTTGCAGCTGCCATTGCCATTCTTGCAGCACCCTTAATAAATTGTTTACCCATATTCAGAAATTGCTTACCCATCTTCTTAAGTCCGCCAGACATAAATTTCCAAGCATCTCCTAACTTTTCTTGTATTGAATCGGGTAACATACTGAAAAGTTTTTTACTTACTTTTGCAACTTGGTTACCAATTCCTTGCATGACTGTTTGTATATTATTAACAAACTTAGTTGCATCATCTGCCCAACCAGCAAAGTCAAGGATACCACCACTTAAGTCTTTAAGTGAATCACTAAATGCAGTGAACCCCGATGTATCTACCATAGCATCATTTAATCTCTTTTCATGTGCTTCCCTTGTATCTGTTTCCCTTACATCAAGTTTTTCTATATTGGTTGAATGTAGTTTTTTTGCTTCTATTTCCTTCTCACTAATTTTGTCAACTTCGTCTGAATGTAGTTTTTTTGCTTCTATTTCCTTCTCACTAATTTTTTTAGTTTCATCAGCAGTTAACTTCAATGCAGAATTCTTTTCTGCTTCTAGTTTTTCATAGTTATCAGCAAATGCTTGTTTTGCTGAGGCATGGTTTGCATCAACTTTTGTTTCAAGTGCTAACTGAGCTTTCTTAGCATCAACAAAACTCTGTACAACTACCTTACCTTCATCATTTAAAGTTCTTACAGAACTGTGTCCTTCTGCTTCAGCTTTTAGTATATCATCTTTGATTCTTTTTAAGTTATCAAAATTAGTTTGTTCTTCTTTACCCCTCAGTGCTTGTTTCTGAACTTGAGCATTAAGAAGGTTTTCTTTCTCATCAAAATTTGCTTGAATCGATTTTATCTCTCCATCATTTAAATCAGTCCATCTTTTTATATAATCTTCTTGAGACTTAAATTCTTTGTCAGCTAAAGCAGTTCTTCTTTTGATTTCATCTTCTTCACCTTTAAGATTCTTATCTTCCCTTTTTCTTTCTAGGTCGATTCGTTTTAAACCAGTGTCGTTTGCTAGTTCAGCAGTTACCTTTGCAAGTCTCTGAGACGCCAACATACCAACAAAGGTATCCTTAGAGTTTTTTCTTAGGGATGCAGCTGTTTGACCAAGACTTGCATCATTTTCTGCAAGTGTAGAAGTTAGTTTACGAAACTTGTTACTCATATCTACTTGAGTTTCTATAAGTTCCTCAGCTGACTTTTTTGCAGCTTTATCTAATTTGTCTTGTTCTTTTTGGTCAATGGCCATTTATGTTTCTCTTATTTACCGCCGAATGCTTTACCAGCTTCTGATATTCCGAATGCACCTAGTGTCACAACAACGAATGATGTGTAGATGGTTTCAGAGACTTTCAAGTCCATGTCCCATGCAAGTGCAGTTACTAAATCTGTTATTCCGAATACAACCATTAAGAAGAATGAGATGAATCCTATAATGGACTTCTCATTAACATCGTTGTCGTCTAGGAATAAATCCCCAAACTTTCTTACTGGTGGTTCAAGTTGATTACGAGCTTTAATCGCATCCTCTTTCATCTCCTTAATTGTATCTTCTTGTTCATCGAGTTTTTCGATGAGAGCCATGTACTTATCTAAGTCAAGTTCGACTTCATTACTAGACCCTTTCTTCTCTTCTTCCTTTGCCATTATGTGTTCCTCTAAATTATAAAAATTAAAAAATCACATCACTCCAGCATTATAAAATCATCATTTACGTTTTGCAGCTTCTTCCTTCTGCCTTTGTTTCTCTTCCTCTAGATATTGCATGAGGAGACTAATGTAAATCTCTCTCTCCCATGGCATCATATTATCTAGTTCTGTTAACGAGTATTTATGATGTTGCATCAACTGAAAGTTGGTATTATAGTAATTATATACCGACTCATGAGAAAGAGCTATTAAAAAAAACTATTGATGCCCTCTAGTGTTCTCTTTGTTGTACTATCACAAATGTTACACTTACCCTCTACTTCATGTGAGAGTTTAGGTAAACTATCAAAATACTCAGTCAACAGTTGTAGTTGGGGAAAGGTTAAACTCTCCACAAACTCTGTCATATCTTTAGTAGACATCTCTGCAGCTTCATAAAGTTCGTCACCATCAAATACTTGTTTAATAGATTTAATGATAAGTGTTAATGCATCTGCTTCTCCACCATCTAAACCTTCTACGTTTTTGACTGCTGGTGCTGATAACACTATACCAATACTGTCATTAATCATTACAGTGTCATCTTTGGTATCACCGACCACATCAATATCATTTAGATTCACTGTAAGTTCCACTGAACCATTACAGTCAATGACATCACATGTTGTATTAACTTTGGATGTTTCACCAACTGATACTGCACGGACTTTAAGAAATAGATACTCTAAATCTATAACTGCAAGGTCATTACAAACTATTGGAGGTGTCGTAACTGCCTCCAGTAAATCTTTGACTGCACTGAAGATTTGTTTTTGGTCTTCACTTTCTCTTGCAATTGTTAAAATCTTTTGTTCTTTAACCAAGAACGGTCTATACTTAATTTCTCTTCCATCGGAAGGCAACACACATGTATAGGTGGGTGTCGATTGGATTGGTAATCCCATAATCTACTCCATATTATAATTAACCATTTCCACCAAAAGTTCTGTTTAGTTTATTAGCATAACCATCAAGTTTGTTTAATCTTCTGACAAAACCACCCGACTTAATACCAACATTACCAGCAACTTCTGCTGTTTCTCTAAGTGCATCTAACACTTTCCTACCTTTATTTAGTAGGGAAATTCTAGGTGCTTTCTTGTATTCTGATTCCCATGTACGATATGCAAAGGTTACTGTGAACTTTAACATCCCTTCAGCTGACTGTGAGAGTTCCATAGGTGCAAATGATACAGGGTATGCTTCATGTAAAGTGTACACTAGTGACTCTGTATCGTCTCCATATAGTTGTGCAATTTTGACTTCACCGACATAGTCATAGTAGTAATTCATGATTGGATGGATACTAGTACCATCAACATCTCCACCATCTCCATTGAAAATTTCCTGCATCCATGCTTCTATGATGAATCTATCTGCAAATGAAGCATCACATAAGAAGGTTATATCTGTCGTTCCTTCGTCATTCTTAATCTCACCAGTGGGTAGGTTTCTTGGCATACCATACTCCGAGAATGCTGTCGTTGTAATCTGTCTGCCTGGCAGTGAACATGATTCAACTCTAATACCCTCTAACTTGAATCCAAGTTTAGGACACATTACACCTACATCAAATCTGTTTGCTCTTGCACCGTTATCAAAACTATACTTTAGTTTATCTATACTCGTACCTTCTTTTCTAAAAAATGCCATTAAAATTGTTTCCTACTATCTGCATACACAGTGTTTGTATTTACTTTACCGAAGTCTGAGGCAGGTAACATTGATACCACATCCCAATACTTCGAATCTACCTTCATCATTGTACCGTCAATGTGTGATGTCAAGTACCTCTTTATGCATGGTTTACCATACTTCAATCTACTTACAGACTTAATTAACTTGTAGTTAAATCTAAACTTTTGCCCACTATCCATATCATCGTTGTCTACTGTTTCGTATAACCCTTCTAATAATGCAACTCTATATCTTGGTGCAATGTAGTGTAGGTTGAGACCATAGAACCCATTGTTAGTAAACTCAAAGGGTAACACTAATGGGTATCTGTCATAGTAAGGCATAACATCACCATACTTTGCATCATATGACATCAAGTACATATCACCCATCTCATAGGTGCTTACTCTTGTCCCCTCATTTCTTAATGTATTTTTAGATGTGCCTAACTTCTTTAGGTTTGCTCTAAACCATTCAAGACTTTCTTTTTTGTGTGTTGCAATCTCAGAGGGTTTGAGATTACTGAATTTTTCGAATAGTCCAGCCATACATCTATTTATACTTTTAAAAAGTATATGGTGAAAATTATTCTAATCTAAAGGATTGTTTTTACGATTGTATTTGGTCTTGTCCGAATGGACTCGTGAGGCACCATGGGATGGTGTTTCCTTTCTTACTTTAACATCGGGTTTCTTCTTGCCGAAGATTTTCTCCCAATTGTCAGCATAGGTTTCATCGTTTGAGTTCCTTCGTATAGAACCTTTTCCCCCATGCCATTGTTTCATTATCTTCTTCTTTGTCTAGTCGGTGCATCCCGTTTAACAGCATCTAGTTTCTTACGTCTCTTCAACTGTTGATTCTTTTGGTTCTTAGTGTCGTTAGGTTTTTCGTGATATTTTCTATCTCTAACCTCTTGGACTATCTCTGCGTTATCGCATTCTTTCTTGAACCTTCTTAGTAGTTGGTCGAAACCTTCTTCCTGTCTACTTTTATGGTTTATTCTTGGTGTTACACTCGGCATATTTTCTCTATTATTAATTATCTAAAAAGTGTTAAGTCGCCCCACGCTTTACAGCATACCCGCTCCTAACCGATTAACCCGCAAAGTTTGCTGTTAACCTTTCCCTTACTAAGTACCCCCACTATTCTAAGAATAGTAAATCCACGGTCTTAGTGTATGGTCTCACTTTCACAATTTAACATTATATAATGAGACCACCCCTTGTCGAAGTTAGTTAGACTATTAGTCTTGTGCTAACTTCTTAAAGTAATCCATTGCATCATCTTCATCGGCACTAACACCTGCTGAAGTTTCCACACTTTCGATTACTGGTTCTGTTGCAACTGTTTCAGTATTAACATTTGCCCAAGGTACTTCACCTTCGTCTTGTGCAATACTTTCTGCAGTTGAATTACTACCTGTAGTTCCAAGAACTCTCTGTAACTTCTCTTGAAGTTCTTCGTAAGTCTTAAACTCACTTGGTGCAATGATACCCGATAATGAATGAATAGAACCAAACACTTCGTTCAGTCTGTTCTCATCATCAAATAATGGTGCTGGTTTGTCGAACTCTGATTTATCATAGTTCCAGTATCCGTCAACCTTTCTGATTTTAATCTTAAAGTTGGCACCTTCTCCTCTTAGGTCAAAAGGATTGATTGCAGTCTCATCTTCAAATGCAGGTGAGATTGCTTCCTTAAGAGCTTCAAAGATTTTCTTACCGTATCTATACTTAAATACTTTACCTTCGTTATCGGGATTTTTAGGGTCTGAGATAACATAGACATTAGAAACATAGTGCAGTCTGCGTTTTTGTTTCCTAGCAATATCTTTGTTTGCCTCAATACCTGTATTCCATAACTGAGTATTATACTCTGACACAGGGTCTTGTTTATTGATTGTCGTTAAAGACTTCTCAATATACCATCCGCCTGGGCCTTGGAATCCGTGGTCAAAGTATGATACCCATGGCATCTCTTCTCCCTCGGGGGTTGGTAAGAATCTTACTACTGCGTAACCATTACCAGTTTTATCTAGTTCGGGTTTCCACATAGTATCATCACTAAAGGATTTTTGTTTTCCACCATCTGCTGGTGAAGCTGTTTCCATTGCAGCTCTTAGTTTATCTAAACTACTTGACATTGTATTCTCCTATTGTATTACAATTTTATTAACAATTTTATTAACAATTATATTAAAGATTTAAGGCCTAGACCTAAAATCCATTCTTCACTATTTTCATAATAAGATAGTTCATTATACTTTACCTCGTCACTTTCGTCAAGAGGGTTTTGCCAGTATACTGAACCTTTTCCATAGTACCATTCTAGTAGTGCTATGAACTGACTCCTTTGTGCATTAAGCACTTGTGAGTCGGTATTGTATTTATGCAAATAGTTTTCACTTCCTGCATAAATATTTCCAAAGTTGTCACTTTCCAATGCATCAAACCCAACCATATTAATAGTTGTGTAATCATTAATCATTGCATAACCTAGTGCAGACATCCCTGTAAACAGGTTTCTCAGCATTGGGTCATTGTAAGTGACAATTAATTCGGGTCGTATTAGACCCAAAAAATCTGTAGATTCTCCATCACCTTGTATCATAAAGTGTGTGTCATCTTGTTTGTTGGTGACGATTACTTCGTGTGAATACTCAAATCCAGGCTTCATAATCTCCATCATTTCAATCGGTAGGGGTTCTATATCTGCAAATGCAACTAGGTTTCCTCTATAGTAATCAGACTCAACCAGTTCTTTTTGCATAGGCATATCAACTGCAAACACTATATCACATGCACTAGTGTCTCTATAGATTGCGTTACAGCCCCACACTTCGTGTTTGATTGCATCCAAGTCTACCGATAATCTACTCGGGCCATTTCCTACGATTGTTACTTCTGACATAATTCCATTAATTCTTTTTTGTACTTGACCAAATCTACAGAGATGAAACTCTTGTATTTACTAAGTCTAAGTTGCACATCGGGATACACATACTTCTCTTCTATCAATCTATCCCAGTCTTTACTGAATCCTATAATCTCATCCATGATACAAATCGTTTCGATTGATATCTTACGAGCAAGGAAGTGTTTCAGTAATAGAGGGTGTTGACCTTCCTTTACTTCTAACAATTTGTTTATTGTTTTCTTCTGCAACATATCAGACACTTCTGTCTTAAACATATATGAAAGTTTCTGTTGCCTTCCCTTCCATTCTTTGAACCTTTTGTTACACTCGTCATCTAACAAATCTCCAGCCCAATAATCTTTATGGGACAAGTTTGCTATGTAAAAGTTTTGTAGTTCTTGTTTGTGGGTTTTGAACAACTTACCGAATTGGTATTTGTCCTTGCGTTTCAAGAAGGAGTTGATGTCTGACTTTACCTTTCCGTTATACTTAACGAAGTCGTATCCCTTGGAATGAAAGTGTAACTTTATCCCAAGGTATAATGTGTAGGCATCGTATCCTTCTCTACTCGTCATTAAGTAATAATCTTCTTCTCTGCTGGTACTTCAATTTTAGGTGCATCTTTCTCACCAGTTGCAATCAAGAATGCATCTACCACTCTCTCATTTGAGGGTACACAAAACACGATGTTCTGAAACACTACACTTGTAGGATTCTCTTCACCTGTTGCAGCGATTCCTTTTGCAAATCCCATCTCACCATTCTCGGGATTTCTAATAATCATTCTTGGATTTTCTAGTTCTGTAACTGTATCCACTGATACTAATTTACCAACATACTCACCACTTTGTGTAACTACTGTTACGATATTTCCTTTTTCCATTTTATTTTCCTATTCAAAGAAACCAGTTATAGTTCCCTTTGCTGTTTTACCTCTATTTACCATGTTGAGACCTTGTGCCTCAGCTTCTAATTTATCTTTAAGGGGTTGAGATATTAACCTCTTAGCAGATTCGGGTTCTAGTTTATTTTGTTCACAAACCTTAAGGATTGCATCCACTACATCTAGTTTTGATTTTAGAATTAGTTGTTCAACTTTCTCTGTAAATTCTTTTTTACTTATCATGATGCATACCTATTGTTGGGGTCAACTTCTTCTACTGCAAGTGGGAGACTAAAGAATGCTTCCATATCCCAATGGTCATAGTTATTTTCCATTAACCACTCATGACCTTCGTCTTCTACCAGTTCTTGAATCTCTTCTTGTCTTGCTTCATCTTTATCTATCTGACGAATCTCAACATCGTTTGCACACTCATCCCATGAATCTACAAACTCAATTTCTGAAAACTCTGCAACTTCTATGTCACCGTTTTGGTCTTCACCTTGAAATTCTTCTAAGAGAGCTCTCTCTTCTTCATCAAGAATCTTAACAATGTAAGTTCCCTGTCTCCAAAGTGTTTCGATGATTGCTACATCGCCAGTGTCATTTTCTTTGAACACTTCTCTTTCAACGTAACCTTTTTTAAATTTGTTTTGTATACGATACTCTTTTCCAATTTCAATTTTCATTAAATTTCACCTAGTTCGTAAGTAGTATCGAAACCACCTTTTCTCATAGTCCACATATCTTCGTATGAGTCAAGTGTATCTAAATCCATTATAAGATTATTGATTGCATCTTGCTTCTCATCTGATAAGTCATCTACGTCATCTTCGAGAAATCCCACGAACTCGTCTTCTGTGACTCCAATCTCTGTTAACATTTCTAACTCAACTTCCTTCTGATTAGCAATTTTAGTTTGATGCCATTCGTTTTCTGTAAATCTAATTCCCATTTTATACTCCGTGTATAGTTCTATAACGATTTCTTAACTCGTATAGTTTCTCAACATAATCTCTAGGGTCTGCCTCAAAGACTTGAACCCCTCCTCCATCAACAGCAACAACTGCTACTACTGAGTCTATTTCCTCACCTGTAAGTTCCTCAACCATGATTGCATATGCAGTCATTTGATGAAACCAAGGGTCGGCCATATATTCTTCTTTGTACTTTGCACTTGTCTTAAAGTCAATAATACAAAGTTCGTTATCCCAAAGTCCGACACAATCTACTTGACCTGCCATCTGTAAGGAATCACTGTACATTCCTGCTTCTAAAGCAACTGGAATGATATCGTCTAAAACTGGTTGTACTGCATTGAACATTGCTTGGTCTAAGATATTCTCAAAGACTATCTCTTCTTCTGCACGAAGGTATTGTTCAAACAAAGCGTGCATCTTAGTACCACGTCTTGCAGCGACACTTGAAATCTTGTTTGCAACTTCAGCACCCACTCGTTCTCTCCACAACTTAATGTGGTCTCTTGTAAGTAGTCCTGTTACTGTTGTAACACTTGGGTATTTCTCACCTGTTGGTGATACATAAAATCTCTTGCCGTCTTCTTGGACACGAGACATACTTTCTTGCAGGGATTCTAAATCACCTAATGATATAAATTCGTTCATAATGTATTATACTTCTTTTGTGTGTGTTTGTCTAGAGGGTTTATTTCTGAAACCCTTTCTTGCCTGATTGGATATCCATATGTTTTGAAACAATCTGTCTTGTCTTGATATCCTTTGCAGATTGTGGGTTGACTGCTTTATCTAAATCAGAACCTTTATAGTTCTCTCCGATTTTAGATAGAACTGCTTTGAATCCATCGTCTGTCTTAACTCTGTCACCAGTACCACCCACGATTTGTGGAGCTCCGATAACTTGTGACAGTAGAG